GTTTATTTATTAGACTGCACCAACGATGGTTGTGAAGTCAACACCAGTACCAACAGCAACAAAGTTCAACTGAATGAAATTGATTGAACGTGATGGCTTGATATAAATGTCACCAACGAAACGGTTTGTATCAATTACACCAGGTGTGTTGTTTGTTGTATCGCAAACCACTTTAAAGTCTGTGATACCACGGCGACCTTGTACGTCACGTAGGAAAGGAGTAACTGTCGAAATGAACTGAGCACGTGTGATTTCATCGTTTTGTTCGAACAATGAGAACTTAGCAGCAGTAGAGATTGCCTTTTCCAATGCAATGAATAGACGGCGTACATTGATACGGTCAAATGCAGATGGTTTGGAAGTCAATGTCTTGTCACCAAACAACACAATACCTTGTCCTGGGAAGGATACAACTGGGTTTACACCTGAATTGTAGATAGTATCACGTTGAGTTTTGTTTGGATTCCATGCCAACTTGATTGCGTTCTTGATTTGACCACGTGTGTAACCCGCTGGAGAGAACCAAGGATCAGAAACGTTATCGGTATTTACGCAAAGACCAGCAACATCACCGTTCAATGGAATCCAACGATATGTACTGTTGTACTTGTCGTATTGGTATTTCCAACCTGAATCAGCAAAAGCATATGTGGATGTTGTACCCAAACTTGTCAACCATGTTGCAATATTGGTAGTTTCGCTTCCTGCTTGGTTTACAACAGCTGTTGAAGGAGGAGAAACAAATGCTACGCAGTCACCACGTGTGGTTGCGATAGAAGTGATGATATGGTTTTGCACGTTCGCACTTGCTGCACCAGTAACAATCAAAGAAATGTCATAAGTTTCTTTATTTGCAAACAAATCGTAACCGGATTGTAGGTTTGCTTCTGATGGTGTTGCATCTGCACCACTAGCTAATGTAACGTTTTGTACATCTGTTAGTGTGGAGAAAGTTGTGTCGATTGTTGAACCCCATGTAGCAACTTGGTTAGTATAGTCAACTGGGTCAATTGCGTAAACGTATTTTGAGTTGGTGAAAATTACGTTTTTGTAATAGTTTGAAACACCATTCAAAGATGCATTAGAAGCTTTAGAAACGAAAGCGAAAGTTTCTAACACAGTACCTTTTGTACCAGTGAATTTACCATTTGCATCAATAACAACAATATGCATTTCATCATCGGTACCGCCGGCATCCAATGCTTGACTTGATGTTCCTGGTGCAACAGTGAAGTAACCCTTGTAATCCCATGTTGCAAAGTCTGTTGCGTTATCACAAACAGAAACTTTTAGAGAGTTACCTAGTGTACCTGCATAACGTGCTGCAAAAGCACCATAAGTACCGTTGTTGTTTTGGTTCAAATAAGCTGACTGGAATACATCACTGTTCTTAATTAACAATCCTGTACCACCTGTTGCATTAAGTGCACCAGAACCAACCGAACGTACTACGTATAGATTATTTCCATATGCCAAAAAGTTTGCTGCACTGAAAAATGCTGTTGCTGATGCATCTGTTGGTTTACCGAAACGATTTACTAAGTCAACTTCACTGGTAATTTGTGTAATTTTTTCTACTGGACCCCAATTAAAGTAACCAGCGAAAGCACCGGCAGTAGTTGAAACAGAAGGAACTACGGTTGTTTGATCCAATTCTGATACACTAACGCCTGGAGATAGTTGAAACGCCATTTGTTTTCTCCTTGATATTATTATGTGTTCTTGTGGTAGTTAAATACCATAAACAATATTTATGTAAGGCTGGTTTTACAAGTTATTCAGTCGTTCGCGTATGAAAGATGCATAAGTTTCACCACCGTTTGCAACTTCCCATAGGTCACCGCCCATAATTTCAAATGGAGTCTCAAGTCCATCCTCAATAATTGGTTCTGGTAACATATTTTCATCCATCTGGTTCATATTTTCCATCTGGATTTGTTTACGAATATCGTGATTAACGATTTCTTTGAAGTATTGTTGAGTTGTTACCCATGCAAATACAACCAATGACATAACTAAGTCATCGTTTGCACCTTCAGCTGCCTTAAATGAATTGTTTTTCTGTTCGAATGTGGTAAGTTCTGAGTAGGTATCAAAGTCCACAATCTCAAGTTTGTCACCTTCAATCAAGGTCTTTAGGTTGGAACAACCAATTGCCTTAACTTGAGGAGACATTTTCAGACCCATCTGAATACCACGTGCAAACCCAGCACTTAATTGTTGTGGTTTCTTATTACCGGTATAGATTTTCCACAAGTTCTCGTATTCGAAATCGGCATGTAGAGAGTCGGCAACCTGTGGGTTGTTGTTAATTTCAACCAAAACATACGCATCGTTATACATTCTGGCCGCATTATAGATGACGGTTGGAAATAGAATCGGTGATATAGATGAACTTGCGTATGATGCCACTTGTCTGTATGGTGTGGTGGAGATATCAATAACTTGAAACGCCGAACTGTCCAGATTCTTACCTTCAGATACGTCAACACAGATACAGTATAAGTGGTCTGTTTTGTCTCCGACTTCCTGTTTCTTGGGCATCTCATAAATCTTCAACATATCGTGTTGCGCCATCGGATCACGGTAGGCAATTTGTTGAAGTTTGTAACCAGACACCAGAGTATTGGAAGAACCTAAGAATTCAGTTTCAAATTCTTGTCTGAACTGACGTTCACTTGTGTTGCGGATTGTTTCTTCTTTCCAGGCCTGGTCACGACCTGGTACCATAGACCAGTGAATCTCAAAGTTCTTGTATCCGTTCTTCTTGTTGATAGAATCCATCCATAACTTGTAAAACAGGTTCATACCATTAGGTGTCGAAACGATAATAATCTTAGAAGTTTTACCGGATGAGATAACGGGATATACGGAGTTAAAGAATTCTTCGGCGATGTTATTTGGAACGAACGCAAATTCATCTAAGAATACGCAGTTAAAAGAACCACCACGAACAGCAGAACTGGATGTGGACGCCGCAATAATCTTAGAACCGTTTTCTAATTCAACGTTACCTTTGTTCCATGTCACAACACCTTGTTGCAACCACATAGGTAAGTTTTCATATGCCAACTGGTATTTACCAAGAATATCACGTGCAAGAGAACCCTTGTTGGCTAGAACGGCCACGTTTTGTGTGTCTTGGAAGATTGTTAACCAAAGAAGATATGCAACTGATGTGGTAGTTTTACCAACCTGACGAGGACATTTTGTGATTGAGAAACGGTTTTCGTGGTAGTTTCTAATCATTTTCTTTTGGAAGTCCCACATCTTAAACTTCATCAAACCAACGTCAACGTTAACAATGGTGATATAGTTTTCTGCAAAATAGATGGGGTCTTTAGAACATTTGATATATTCTTCAACTTGTTCTTGTGTGTATTCTACCGTTACACCAACCTTTTTAAGTAAAGGGTTGTCCCGGTAACTGTCTTTATCGTCTAACTTGGCACTCATTGTTTACCTTTGAGGAACTTACTGAGCTCATCTGTTGAACCAATGAACACAGCCTTATCAATCTTGGTGTCACCAGATTCTTTCTTTGCACCAGTAATATCACGAACCTTTTTCTGGTTGTCCATTAATTTGTCATTCAAGTCACCCACGTTTTTAAGTAAGGTAGCAAACACTTCAAATGCACGTGGGTGTTGACCTGCTTTGGCAATCTGTAAAATTTCTTCTAAACCATCTTTACCCACATCAATCAAGTCTTGTAGGTTGTTCTTGGTTTGGTCGTAGGCATCACCTAAGTCCTGTTTAAGGTCAACACCGTCTAATGGTGTAGGTGGTTCTGTGGATGTTGCAACCAATGGTTGAGGTTTAGTTTCAACCGGTGTAACATCAAATATTTTTTCCATGTTCTTATCAAATGTATTCATTTTATTTTCCCAAATTAAATGGTTCCGGCGTAGGTACTAGGGAACGCTCTACCTGGTCCCCATATAATTCTTACTGCACCTCGGCCACCAATATTTCCATAACCAGCACCTCCCGCACCCACGACTACTGTATAACTTTGTCCAGGTACAACTGGAATATTATTTTTCCAACCAAGGCCACCGCCAGCGCCACCGGCATATGCATTTCCTCCGCCGCCGCCTGCGCCGCCGCCATAAAGACCTCCGTTACCACCATAAGTCGTTTGACCTCCAGCGCCACTGGTACCACCAGAACCACCAAGACCTTCTGATGCACTCGTGTTACCAGGCATGCCACTTGCACCTAGACCATAAATGCCAACACCGCCGCCACCGCCGCCTGAGTTATTTGTCAGCCAAACACCGCCGCCACCGCCGGCACCACCCACACCAGCTTGACCACCAGCGCCGGTATAACGAACACCTGTTCCACCCTTACCTGTGTATCCGCCTGCGCCGCCGCCACCTGGACTATAAGATAGTGTTGGATCTGGTGTGCCACCATTGCCGCCGCCGTCACCAACGTAAGTACCGCCAGCACCTGAGAATGCTCCATTGGCTGCACTTGCTGCGCCACCACCACCTTTAACGGTAGTTAGATTTATGAAATAACTATCACCGCCAGCTGCGCCTGCTGTTGGTCCAATACCTGATCCACCGGCACCTCCACCAACACAGACAACACAAACAGAAGTTACACCGGCAGGTGCTACCCAAGTGTATGTTCCGGCAGTAGTGTATGACTGTTCACCAATTATGAAACTGCCTACACCGACTCCATTAAGTGTTGTTCCTGATATAATCATATTTTTATATAGTCAATTATAATGCAGCAATTCTGGTTTGGAAATCTGCAAAGTCTGTTGATGATGCCACAATAAATTTGAAATCAGCCAAAGACAAAGCTGCTGAAGTTTGTGGAGATCCATCCGGGAAAACCAATTCACCGGCACCGGTGAAGGTGAATGTTGTATTACCGGTGCCTACTGATGTTATTACTGTAACATTACCTGTGTTGGACACCTGGTTTGTTGTCACACTAAAGAATTGTACGTTGTCGGTAGTATTTAAAGTTTGGTCAAATGGGGCTGTATTTGCCGCAGTAAATGCATCATTGGCTTGTTGTCTTGCCCATGGATCAACCATGGTATCACTAATCAATGTATTGGCGTATGCAAAGGCCGAGTTTGCTAATGAGTATGCATCGTTCGCCTTAGAGAAAGCACCGTTGGCATAGACACCAGTTCCAATAATTGTGTTTGAAATGCCTGTTGTGAATGCTGTGGTTTGTAATGTATTGTCTGGAAAAATTAATGTTCCATTAGCACCAAAAGTCCAACCATATGTTAACTCATTAAAACCATCCAAAATGGAAGTCTTTATTGATAATGCCTTGTTTTGGTGTGGGTTCAACAATAATGAATCGCTATATTCATAAACGTCACCACTACCAAATTTTAATTGGTTTGTTCCTAAAGTGATATCACCAGAAATGCTTCCACCAGTCTGTACATTCAATGAGTTATTTGCAATATTATAGGCAACATTTGCTTTATCAAACGCACCATTGGCTGTAACGTAAGCATTACCACTGGTTGTAGTTGCTGAATTGGCAACTGTAAATGCACCATTTGCGAATGAACCTGAGTTGTTTGCCTTGTTGTATGCATTTGTGGTTAATGCTGTTACCGTTGTGATGGTGGTATTTTGTGTTGAGTTGATTGCCGCAATAAAATCCACATTAGACGACAATTCTTGTGTAATTAAGACCGCACTGGCATTCGCATAAGCATATGCTGCGTTCGCCAACTCATAACCTGAGTTTGCTTTACCAAATGCAGATTGTGCCGATTCATACAATTCTGTAAAATTTGAATTGATTTTAATGGCCGCACCTCTAAGTGTGTCGCCTGTTCCATCATTTGCTGCTGTACCAGTATTAATTACTTGTTTGGACATATTACTTACTTTCTGTTATTGTTGTACCTTGGGTGTTTACTTTATCCATAGTTGTACTTGTATTGCTACTATCCATTGTATATTCCGTATCATCTGTTTTGATAATAGGTGGCGCAGCACCATAAGAGTCAATCTGTGCGTATTTAAATGGTGTCACATTATATGACGAGAAAAGATAATTTGCATTTGTTTTGTAACCATAAATTGGTTGTGTGGAAACAAAATTACCTGCAATTTCTTTTAATTTTAACTTGTGATTTGTCCATTCAACTACTCTTGCTGAGGCTGTTGCATTAGGTAGTGAGTAACCCTGATAAACAAATTCACCTTGTTGATAATCACCTACACCACTGGTAGGCACAACAGTAAATTCAACAACATCTTCTTCTGTGATTCGTTCCAAAATGTTAGTGATTGAATGTGTAATCAGTTTGGTGGAAGAAACTGGACCAAAGATGTTTGCTTTAACGGTAAAGTTTAATGTCCAGATAATAATTCTTGGATCCGAAGTTCTATCACCCTCATATGTTATGTCTTGTTCTACGTTATTTAAAATAATAGGAACTTCTTTGATGATACCCATTTCAGGAATCATATTCAGTTTGATGGTATAATCTGGAGTGAAGTAAGGAATAATATGTTCAATTACTTGTGTACCATCTTCGATGTTACGTACATATAGATACAGGTTAAAATCCAAATCATATGGAACTGGATTATATTGACCCACCACACCATTGGCACCTTGATGGTAGTTTCTTGTATTTGTGTTTTGTTTTCTGGATGCATCGTATCTTAATCCTGTCAATTCAAACGACAATCTAGGCAAAGTCATTTGTACTTTTTTGTCCAGGTTGTAATCCGATTCTAGTCTTTGTACGTAGTGTTCCTTAGATGCATATGCAATAGGAACAATAAAACGTTCTGCCTCAGTCTGGTCAGGGTTATATCTAACCATAGTAATCTCATTGAAAAGATTACCAAACCCAACCACAAGTTTACGGATGATACGATTATATTGTATTGCTGCCATTATAGTGTTCCAAATGGGTTGGTTTCACTGAAATCAATGATTGAATTGGCCTGTTGTTCGATATACAGGTTATCATATTTTTCGTTGCGTAAGTTGACATCCAAAGGATCAAAACTCGTCAACGAGAATCTTGTGTTACTGGTCGAACCAATGATAGGATAATCAGTTACAAATTCACCGGAGATATTAGTAACTGATAATGTATTAGATGTTGCATCCCAATTGGATACGGATGCCAAAGTCACAGCATTTGCCTCTGTGTTATCTGGTGATTGGAAGACAAGTTCTTTATACAAATAGTCACCTGAACCATTTTCAATACTTAAATCAATGGTGTATGCTGAGTTGTCAACCACAATATCAATTTCTGGTACACCAGTGTTGATAACTTCTTGTGAATATTTGAATTTCTCCATTTCCAATTCATAGAAATATGGCACTTTACGTCCTAGTGTGAAGAAATCTTTGGTTTGATTGACGAATTTAATCTCAAACAATTCACCTGTACCGTTTAAGAATGGTACATAGATTAAGTCACCTTCACGTGGACGAGTGAATGTGTTTTGTGGTACTCGTTGTGAGAAGGTACGTTTAGAAACAATAACGTTGACGTTGTTCTTAATTTCCAAACCGAATTTGGAGAAGAATTCTTTTTCACCCATGTATTCCAATGAAGAAGAAAGGTAGAATTCCACAGGGAACGCAGACTGAAACTTCTTAACCGGATCTTCACCGTATAACAAGTCTCTGGCTTGGTCGTTATCATTAGGCAAATACATGCCATCGAAACCCATAATTTTAATGGATTCTACGATTAAATCTTCTACAACTCTTTGTTCATGTATAGCGTTGTAACTATTGAAATACTGTGATGTTGCCATATTAATTCATGTACCATTCTAAGATGCCGCCGTAGTTCTTCTCCATATCCTGTTCAAGTCTACGGATTTCAACTTCAGCATCATTGTAAATCTGGTCGCCATTCAATACAACACCACCGGGTAGTTGCATACCACCAAACTTTTTAAGGTTGGAACCCCATTGTTTCTTAATCAACTCAGTTGCATACTCTTTCAACCAACGGTCATTGTAGACACGACCATAGTAATCTGGATTGATTGTGGTATAACATTCAATGATGGCTGTAGTTCCCACTGGAACCTGTGAGGAATCCCATGCCCAATCAATGAACAATCTCTGCATGTGACGTTGGAATCTAACTGGAGTTTCGCCAGTAAACATCAATTCTAATGAACGCAAGTGTTGTTGTGTTAGTGTGTAGTTGATGTAGGACGCCGATGTGAAGTCATACAACTCGTTTAGACGTAATTGGTAACGCAAATCAAACATGTTGATTGAGGTTGATGTGTCTGAGATTGGGAACACACGAGTTACACCAACAACTTCAGTTGCATTATTGGATGTATCACGAACAGAAGTCAAGTCCAAATAATGATTTTGGTTGTCTTCTGCCGTGATTTTGTGAATGTAGTAAGTTTTTTGTAGGCCGTCAAAGTGATAGTCTTGCCAATATTGGAAGGCATCATCAATACGGTCTTCAATTTGGTCATCATCAACGTTAATATCAATGACAGGAAAACCAAGTCGTCTTAGGCAGTAATCTTTAAATTGTGCTCTACTTGTGATTGTAGACATTACTAAATCTCCTTATAATAAGGTATTTAGTTGTAGTAAATTACTCATCGAATTGGAATTCGGTCCAACATTGCAGTTGTTCATCCCATAGATATTTTTTGCCGTCTGTTGGATATGGTATTGGTGGCTCCCACATACAATTTTCTTCGTTGAATACAAAACCCACCGGATGGTTGTCTGACAATACCATATTAATCTTGTCTTGTTTTTCCTCGATTGTCATATCACGTATTTTCCATACTTCAGTGACGATATCACCCTGTAATTCATACACAGATTCAACCGGATCAAAAACTTGATACACACCAAGGTTTGGACGTGAAACTCGTTGAAAATATTTAAATGTGCTCGGTAAGGAATTTAAATCAATATTAGGAAATGCTTGTATGAAATTATTCAATAACATAGGATGTCCTTCAGGAACACCATTATTAATTTTTATAATTAAATCTTGCATTATAGGTCTCCAGTTCTAGTTGAAGGGAATGCTCTAGGACCGCCGGTGTTACCCCAAATTAATCTGACACCACCGTTTGCACCTGTCAGTACAACAGCAGCTGTAGAAGTTGCATAGTCTGATCCGCCTGCACCACCACCAAATGTTCCAGGAATTGCTTCGTTCGCTGAGGTACCGGAGCCGTTCACTGCGAAGTCTGTGCCGCTTGCACCACCTGAACCTCCGCCTCCAGATTGACCGTTACCGGTAGTGTAACCTGCTCCACCTGCACCATTGGCACCTTGGCCATATAAACCTACACCGCCGCCTGCACCACCATGGTCAGCATTACCGCCGCCGCCGCCAGCGCCACCACCGCCGCCAGTACCTGCGCCACCGGCAATACCTCCAGGAGATGCTACTGACGTTGAAGGTGTACCACCGGTGCCTGTATAACCACCAGCACCACCACCACCGCCGGCATAGGCATAACTTGAACCACCGACACCACCGTTGCCGCCGCCATCACCACCGTATGTGCCACCAGCTGGTGTAGGGTTACTTGAACTGCCACCAACACCTCCACGGCCTCCGCCGCCATAGACAACACCAGTGCTTATGAAATAACTATCTTCACCAGGAGAGGATGCTGTGAGTGACCCATATAAGTGTTTTAAACCACCTTGGCCAACAAATACAGTATAACTTTGTCCGGGTACAACTGGAATATTATTTTTCCAACCAAGGCCACCGCCGCCACCACCTTTGGCATAAGCAGCGTTATGGCCACCGCCGCCACCGCCGCCGACACATACAGCAGATACTGAGGTAACACCAGTAGGAGCTACCCAAGTGTATGTGCCTGGAGATGTGTATATTGCTTGACCGTTAGGTATTAAAACCTCAGCTGCGATTAATTTTCCTGATAGTTTTGCATATCCAGAAAAACCACCAGTCATTGATGATAATCTAGTCATATTTTTTTAACCATACGATGCTGCCTGTCCCAATACGAGCCAAGATGCACCTGTTCTTATTAATGAAAAAGCAAAAACGTCTTTTTTACTTGCACCCGCGGTAGGTGCTGAACCACCTACCCAATTAATTGTCTGTGCTGAACCATCAATCTGTACTGCATTGGGTATATAACCTGTCGCACCTTGTGTTACTATAATAGTTGCAACCACAGTTCTGTTGTCAGTTGTTGAAACATTAGTGAAGTTTGCCGTCCAATTCGCAGCTGCATCCACTGCTGCATGATAGAATACATTACCTAGTGACATATCGTAACTTGTTGTTGCCGATACGGTTCCTGTTTGTAAAACGTCTGTCGTTTCTTGAAAGGTTACATTACCTTGGAATGATGTTGCACCAGAAACTGTGCCACCAGAAGTTAAATCCAACTTGTTGTTTGCTGTATTAAACGCCTGTGTACCTAAAGTGGTCGCAGTATTTGCTTGATTGTATGCATTGGTACCTAATGTGACTGCCGTATTTGCTCGAACATAGGCTGAAGTGGCCGCATCAGTTGCCGAGTTGGCTTGCACAAACGCTCCTGTGGCCAGAGATACACCAGTATTTGCTTGTTGGTAAGCCGATATTGCTGTTGCACCAGTTGTACCAACTCTCACCCATGC